GCCATCGTCATCCGCGACGACGGCTCAGAGACCAGCCTGTGGCCCGAACGGTGGGGCCTGGAGTTCCTGCAGTCCATCCGGCACACCCGCTCGTACGCGATGAACTACGACAACCAGCCGCGGAGCGCGGACGGGGACTTCTGGACGGAGGACGACTTCCAGTACGGGGCCCTGCCCGCTGTCACCCGCCGCATCCTGTCGATCGACCCCGCCACCACCTCGAAGAGCACGTCGGACTACACGGGGTTGGCGATCGTCGGCTACGACCCGGTCGCAGTGAAGTGCCAGGTCGAGCTGGCCGAACAGGTCAAGCTCCCGCCGGCGAAGCTCCGCGAGAAGGTCCTCCTCCTGCTCGAGGTCCACAACCTGCGCCACGTCCTGATCGAGGTCAACCAGGGTGGGGATTGGTTGGCTGAGGTGCTGTCACCGCTTCCCGCGAAGGTGGTCACAGTCCACCAGTCCGACCCGAAGCCCGTCCGCGCGGCGAAGGTGCTCGACCACTACCAGTCCGGGCGGGTCCTCCACACCCGCCGCCTGCCCGCTCTCCAGGCCCAGCAGTGCGCGTTCCCCGCCGTCGCCAACGACGACCTCGTCGACTGCGCCGGGTCCGGGGTGTGGTTCTTCCTCAAGGACGTGAAGCGCCCCCAGCAGCGCGCGTCTAGCAGGGCATATGCCTAACCTGGCATGCAGCAACCGGTATGATAATCACGGTCGCCCCGCTCCCCGGGAGGCCAGAGAGGCAGCTCCCCGTGAGTGATGTTCTGGCCGCCGTCGAAGCCATCCGCGACCGCGCCGACGACTACCAGCTAGCCGCGGACTACTACCACGGCGAGGTGCCCGAGCTGTTCTGCTCGGAGGCCGTGCGCCGCGCACTCCGTGACCAGGTCGCGGGGTTCGACATCAACCTCGCCCGCCGCGCGGTCGACGCCGTCCTCGACCGGGTGCGCATCATCGCGCTGTCCGTCCCCGGGGACGAGTCCGGCACGCGCGAGCTCGTCGACCGGGTGTGGAACCCCAACCGGATGGGCCGCCGGTCCAAGCTCGTCCACTGGGGTGCCCTCACCCACGGGGACTACTACCTGACCGTGTGGGACGGCGAGGACGAGGGCACCGTCGAGATGCACCCGAACAGCCCTCTCACAACCCGCATCTTCTACGACCCAGAGAACCCGCAGGTGAAGACCCACGCGGCGAAGCTGTGGGCTGAGGGCCGCGGCGACCAGCGCGTCTACCGGCTCAACCTGTACTACCCCGACCAGATCCTGCGCCGTGTCACCACACCCGGGTCGAAGGGTGACGAGGAGTCCGCCTGGCTGCCCTACGACGGCGACGGGCAGGACGCCGACCTCCCGAACCCGTACGGCGAGGTACCCGTCTTCCACTTCCGCACCGCTGAGCCGTACGGCCGCCCGGTGCACCGTGCCGCGTTCGGCCCTCAGAACGCCATCACGAAGCTGTCCGCCACCCTCATGTCCACCGTGGACTCGCAGGGTTGGCCGATGCGGTACGCCCTCACCAGGGCCGGTGAGGTCACCCCGTCGCAGATGTTCGACGACGACGAGGACCCCGAGAACGGGGCGGACGTCATCAAGTCCGGGCCGGGTGTGCTCGTCACCCTCCCCGGTGTCGACAAGGTCGGGGAGTTCGGCGCCGCCGACATGGACGCCTTCCTTAAGCCGCTCGGGTTCTACGTCCGCGCCATGGCCGCCTCAACCGCGACGCCGCTGCGGTTCTTCGACCCCCAGGGGCAGATCCCGTCCGGTGAGGCTCTCCGCGGCGATGAGGCCCCGCTCGCCGCCCGGATCACGGACTTTGAGGAGCTGGCCGAGGAGGAATGGCAGGCCGTTCTGCTTTTCGCCACCCGGGTCATCGGTGTTACACCCGCTGTCGTCGATGTGAAGTGGGCGCCGGTGCAGACCGTTGAGGACCTGCAGGGATGGCAGACGGTGCAGGCGAAGCAGGCCGCCGGTGTGCCCGCCCGTCAGGCGCTCACCGAGGCCGGTTACACGTCCGAGCTCGTGGAGGGGTGGCTGGACGGATCCGACGCATCCAACCTCGCTACCCGGCTCGACGCCCTCGGCAAGGTCGGGGACGCCATGCAGAAGCTGGGGTCGGCTGTGTCGCTGGGCGCCCTCGATAAGGGGCAGGTCGACACGATCCTTGCGCAGGTCATGGGGGAACTGGTCCAGGACGGTGACGAGGCGGCGTGACCAGTCCGGCGGCGTTCGGCGCGCAGCACGCGGGGGACGACCTCGCGGAGCTGCTCGACGCCCTCATCGACCGGGACGCCGCGACCGTGACCGGGCCGCTGTCGTCGCGGCTGGATCTGTTGGCTCCGGAGCTGACCCGGCTGTGGGTGCGGCATTTCGGTGGGACCGACCGGACCCCGCACCGGGAGAAGGAGGCAGCGGAGTTCGCGGAACGCGCGGCACAGCGGATCCGGTCCACCCTCACCCCCGCGGCGATCCGCCCGGGCGCGCTCGAGCAGATCCTCGCCGACGCATTCGCGTTGGGTGTGGAGTCCGCCAGCCCAGGAACCCCAGCCGAGGGGCTCAGCCGCCCTGTGCGGGCCGACGACAACGGGCCCGACCTGCTGCGTCCACTCAACGAGCAGGCAGCACAGGCCATCTCAGCGGTCGCTGTAGACGCCGTACAGGCACGCGGATACGACGCCGTGAGTGATGCTGTGGCCCGAGCTCGGCGTGCAGCAACCCGAATCGACGCAACGGTCGCCTACGAGACCACCCAGGCCGCCGCGGACGGTGTGACCGCCGTTGCGCGGGACACGGGCCTACAGGTTGTGTGGGTGTCGGAACGGGACGGCTGCCTCCACTGCCTGGCCTACGCCGGCGAGACAACCGACCCCGGGTCGCCGTTCCCGTCTGGGCTGACGTTCGCCGCCCACGGCCTCAACCCGCCTGGTGCGCTCCTCGGCCCGGCCCTTCACCCTCACTGCCGGTGTGTCCTGCAGGCCCACCACCCGGCCGACCAGGACATCGCCGACGCACTCAAGCGGGAAGCCCGCCGGTCGGTGCTGCGCGGCTGGTCCCACGAGTCCGAGTCGCAGCCTGCCCGGCTCCGCGCCGCCGCCCGGCTCCTCGCCACGGCCGCTGGCGAGTCGATGCCGAAGTCGGTGCAGAAGACCGCCCGGGACGCGGTGAAGCGTGGCCGGTTCAACGACGACCGCCCCCAGGAACCGCCAGCCCCGCCGCGCGCAGCACGCCCGGATCCGACTCCGGACCCTGTCGACACCGTCCCGGTGGACGTGGCGGACCTGGATGACGAGGCCCTCGACGGCGCCGCGCAGCAGGCCATCCAGGACGGGGATTACGCCCTGTTCGAGCGGATCGCCGACGAGATGGACGCCCGCGACGACAGCGGGTGGGAGGCGGCGTGGGAGGACGAGTGGCGCGGGTTCGAGGAACGCACCGGCTTGTCCACCTCCGACGACGCCACGGTGGAGGACAAGCGGCTCGACCTGATGGCCCGTCTGATCGCCGAGGGTGTCGACGAGGGCGAGGCGTACGCGGAGGCGTACGGGGTGTCCGGTCAGCGGTTCGTCCGCGACGAGGCCATCCGGCAGCTCCGCAACGCGGGGTTCGAGGGTGACGGGTTCGACGCGCTGGCCCGCCAGTCGTACCGGGACCACGTGACCCGCTCCTACCTGCAGGCGGAGGACGCCACACGCGGGGTGCTCCTGTCCCGTGAGGCGGAGCAGCGCAACGCCCGTGACGGGGCGGAGGGCCGGCCCCCGTCGGTCGACCCCGAGGCGCTGTTCTCCGGGCCGATGTCGCGGGCTCAGCGGTGGGCATCCGACGAGCTCCTCGATTGGTGGGAGACCAACGGCCGCATGACGTTCGACGAGTGGAAGGCGCAGCTCCTCGGCCAGGGCCAGAGCGACGCACGCGCGCAGGGTTCGGGAAGGGGGTTCGCGCGATGAGCGCACGCCAGGAGATCGCCGCAGCCATGTCGGATGGCGACCGGGCCGCGAGGGAGGGCGAGCCGCGCACGGCCTGCCCGTACCGCCGCGGCACCGGGGACCGCATGGAGGAGCTGCTCGCCACCCTGTGGTGCCGGGCGTACGACCGGGTGTCGCCGATGCCCGTGGACTACGGAGATGAGGGATCGGGGTCATGACCGCAGCAACTGAGGAGAAGCCCACCGGCGAGGCACTGGCGGACGCGGTGAAGGAAGCCGCGAAAGCACCGGCGCAGACGCCCCCGGAGAAGGCTTCGGAAACCCTTCCGGAAGACACCGGGAATGGTTCCGAGGACACCGAGAAGGGTTCCGAAACCCCTCCCGAGAAGCCTGCCGACGACCCCGCGCCGCTGGTCAAGGACGACGGCACCCCGTACACCCGCGCCGACGTCGACGGCCTGCAGACCGCACTCAAGGCCGCCCGCAAGGAAGCCCGGGACCACAAGGCCGCCCTCGACGCGCTCAAGGCGAAGGGTGGGGACCGGCCCCTCGACGAGGTCGTGGCCGAGGTGGAGACCACAGCGGCGGCGAAGTGGAAGCCGCTCATGGTGCGTGCCGCTGCACGTGCAGCGTTCGCGGAGGCGGGGCTGTCCCTCCCCGAGGGCCGGCAGGAGGAGGCGCTCGCTCGAGCGGTTCGGCTGCTCGACGAGGACACCCTCACCATCTCCGACGCCGGCACGGTCGAGGGCCTGGCCGAGCAGGTCGAGAGCATCCGGTCTGACTTCCCGGATCTGTTCTCGACCGCCCCGCAGCGCCGCCCGCGCATCCAGGCAGCCGATCGGCAGGGCGCCGCGAAGCCCCCAGCATCCGCAGCGGACCGTCTGGCCGCTGCCCTCCTCGGCCGTCCCTGACCCCCGACTACGGAGACGCTCCCCATGAACCGCTCCCCCATCGTCATCGCCGCTGCCGCTGTCCTGTCGTTGGCGGCCCCCGCTGCGGCGTACGCGCAGGACCGGCAGCCGGTCACCATCGACGCCGCCAAGGCGTGCGGCACGGTGACGCTGACGTTCACCAACCCTGTCGAGACCGTCCACGGTTTCAGGTGGAACGCCGTAGCCGGGAACGTCTCGACCGGTGACGGCGCCCGGACCGGCCTCGTCACGGTCGGCGCGAAGGCCACCGAGAAGGAGACCATCCGGTTCGCCGAGGACGAGTTCGACGGAACGGCCGCTGTGACGGTGTCCGTCGCGTTCGGCCCGGACTCGGACATCCAGCCCCGGCTGGACCTGTACCCGGTCGACACGGACTGTCGCGCCCCGGCCCCGGACCCCGAGCCGACCCCGGACCCGGAGCCGACCGAGGACCCCGACCCGGAACCCACGACGGACCCCGAGCCCACCGAGGACCCGGCCCCCACGGAGACGCCTGACCCGACCGAGACGCCGGGCCCGACTCCGACGCCCACAGTCACGGTGACCCCCAGCCCGGTCCCTGACGTCGACGTGGACATCGACAACGACATCGACGTCGTGGTGCCGCGAGGGGGCGTGAGCACCGGGGGTGGCCCTGCGTAGCTGTTGGTGGCGCCAAGTCTGCTACGCTTGGCGCAACAGGCCCGAGGCGTGACGCCAAGGACCGACGCTCTCGAACCGTGATGGGGAGAGGCGGGACCACAGCCCGGAGGGGCTGCCCTGCCTCTCCCTTTCGCCTTTCAGGAGAGCCGTCATGGCCCGTCAGACTTTCGAAGACTGGATCCCCGAGGAGTGGGGCGGCCCGGTCATCACCAAGATCGCCGAGGTTTCGGCGGTTGAGGGTGTCGCCCGCCCCGAGCCCATGGGCACGGACACCAAGCACGTCCCCCGCTCGGCGGGCATGGCGTTCGCCGGTGCCATCGCGAAGGGAAGCCCCTACGGCGAGGCCACCGGCACCAACGACGATGTCCTGCTCACCGCCCTCAAGTTCGGCACCGTTGTCCGGATCGCCGACGAGGACACCAAGGACACCGCTGGCCTGGTCAACGTCATCGCCACCAAGCAGGGCGAATGGGCCCGCGGCCACGCCGTCGGGTTCGACAACGCCTGCCTCGGCACCTCGGTCGCCAGCAACGGCGGCACCGTCCCGTTCAACTCGCTGTACTACAGCCTGAACACCGCCAACGCCGACACCGGGTACACGGCGGACGCCAACCTGACCGTCACCGCCGGCGCGCTCACCTACGCCGACATCTCGGCGGCGTTCGGCATGGTCGAGACCAGCGACTTCTACGAGGAAGGCGCGCAGGTCGTCATCGCGCACCCCTCGTTCAAGGCGAAGCTCCGCGACCTGGTCGGGACGGACGGTCACCCGATCTTCAACGAGTACAGCGCGCAGGGCAACGGGTCCCCCGACCGGCTGCTCGGCGCCCCGATCCGTTGGACTCTCGGCGCGCGGGTGCACGCCACCGCAACCTCGGCCCCGACCGGTTCGCCGCTGCTGTTCGTCGGCAACGCGAACTACCTGATCAAGGGTGACCGGAGCGGACCGGAGTACATGGTCGCCGGCGCCGACACGGGGGCCGCGTTCCTCACCGATGAGCACCTGCTGAAGATGCGCGTCCGCCGCGGGTTCGCCGTCGCGAACGAGAACGCCTGGGCCGCCATCGAGTACACGGCCGCCTGACCGTCCCCCTGACGTCGCCGGGCCGGGTGGCTAACCCCGATCACCCGCCCGGGCCCGGCGACACCCTTCGAGAGGAGGGGCGGATGCCCCCGACAAGCCGCAAGACCCCCGCGAAGCCCACGGGGCCCGCCGCTGGAACGGAGGTTCCCTCCGACAAGCCCGCGCAGGCAGCCGCGAAGGGCGACACGGAGGTGTTCACGTACGAGCAGCTGGTGTCGGTGAAGACCAACCCGGACGCCGCCCCCGGTCCTGACACGGCCGCTGAGCTCGCCGCCATCCAGGCGGGTTGGCGCCCGACTGGCGCCCCGACCGTGGAGCGCACGGAGGCCAACGAGCGGGACCAGACGGTCCTGGTCGTGTGGTCGGTGCCGGTTCGGAGGGCCTGACCGATGGCGTGGGCAACGGAGGCGGAGACCGCGGCGCTGACTGGCGTCACGGTCTCCACTTCCGTGCTCGTCCAGGCTCAAGGCGTCATCGAGCTGTTCTCCGGGATGACCGAGGACAACACGACCGA